CCGACGAAATTTAAGCGGTTTATTACCTCCGATCTTGGCATGGCATACTCCGGAGCCGGTGAGCGGGTGGACGAGCAGGTGCTTGCGGCCTGTGCCGATGCCAATTATCACATGCCGCACGAGGGAGCCAACTGTATAGCCGGTGTCGATGTCGGCGGGGTCTTTCATGTTCATTGCGAAGAGATTGTCGACGGTAAGCGGGTCAAGAGGTATATCGGTCATGTCAATAGCTGGGAAGAGGTCGGCAAGGTGTTTGAGAAGTACAACGTCTGGCTGGCTGTGATCGACGTGCGGCCCGAGACTCATGCTGCCAAGCGGTTCCAGGCTGAATGGTCCGGCATCGTCTGGCTGTGCGAATATCCGCCAAATCCGACCACCAAAGATATGCAGGTCAATCAGGCCGAAGCCTATATAAAGATCGACAAGCACCAATCGTTAGACGCCTCCTTGGAGGACTATCTGAGTAAGCGGGTGGTTCTCCCTGTGGACTGGCAATCTCTTGATGGCGGTGATTTCGTGGCGCAAATGATTGCTCCGGTACGGACAGAGGTTGAGCGCTCCGGTGGGATCAGGGTGGCTATCTGGGTCGAAGGCGACAATCCCGACCACCATCGTCACGCGGATAACTATTGCAAGATCGCCTCCGACCTGCTGGACGCCTACACGCCGGGGGTGTGCTGATATGAACAAGTTATTCCTAATCATAGCCCTGCTTTTACCGATGGTGTGCGGGGCGCAAGTGCTGAAAGTCGATACGCTGGAAATCGACGGCAAGCGGTTCGAGATCAAATACGAACTGGTCTTGATGGTCGATACGACGTTTATTGAGAATAATTGTGACAGCTTCCCCGTCCCTTCTGCTCCGATGCCGTGGTGGGACGAAGAGGGTACTATCGATACTATTTTCTGGATCAGCCCGGAGACCATGAACGACAGCATTGAAGTATTAGACTCCGACATCATACCGGATTGGCCGAAACAGTATTATGATATTGATGCGACATTGGGAGGGGAGGTAGGAGCCGACCGATGATCTACGGTGAAGCCAATAGCGTCTACGTCGTCATTGTCGGGATCGCATTCGGGCTGATCATAATCGCATGGGCGGCGATTGATATCAGGCGGCATAGGAAAGAGCGTGAGCAATATATAAATGAACACCTTAAATCCTGTAATCAATATACTAATGTAAATATCTCACCTCCCCCTCATTTCCAGTGTAAGTGTTTCTGTGACCCGAAATTAGCGGCCGACCAAATGGGCGAAATGTGGGCGAGGCCGAAGAACGATTCACCAGCAACCGACGGGGGAGCGTTATGACTGATTGAGTCTCATAGACAATATTACTAATCGCCTGTTTGCGGACCGCATCGCCTCGATTGTTGACCAGAGATTTGCCGAAGCCTTCAATATTGAGGTCAAGAGCAACCCCGCCAACTCAGCGATTACTAATTTCCTTTCGGGCTTTCCCGCCCCGCAGCGAAACATCCCCTCTTTAGATTCAGACCTTTACCGGGTTGCTACCTGGGTTTATACCGGTGTATCCAGGGTCGCCGATTCTCTGATTGAGGTTCCTTTGGAACCGCGGCTATATGACAAGGGTGGTGAGTACGAGACCATCACCGAGGGTGAGATATTCAAGGTCTTCGATCCCCCGAATCCCGATATGGCATGGGAAGAGTTTATTGCCAAGTCCGCCTGCGATATGCTGCTGTGCGGTGGGGCGAAATGGACCATCATCCCCGGACCGAAAGACCCATGGGAAGTCTATCATATGCTGGCAAGGTATATGTTCCCTGTTGTCGGCCGGGGCAACGACATCCTTTCTCATTATGAATATAAAGAGGGCGGCAAGACGATTAGGTACGAGCGAGAAGAAGTAATCGATATCCGCATGCCCAATCCCAATGATCATTTTTACGGGCAATCGGCTATCCAGCCGACCCGGGGCGCCATCCAGCTATATGAGGCGGTCCAATCTCTGTTCTCCGACTTCTTTAAGAATGTTCCGTTTTTCGGTATGGCGTTTCTAACAGAGGGACCGGTCGGCCCTGACTCAAATAAAAAATTCAAGGATGATCTTAAAAATAAATATTCGAAGGGTGAGGATGGCAATGGTGGCGGTCGCTTCGATCCATTAGTATTGAATAAAGTCACGCCGGTGTCACTTTCTCAAGGTCTCAATACCATCCAATACGATGTCGTCACCGAGCGATCAATTATGGCCATCCTCGCAGCTATCGGTACACCACCAGCCCTCGTTGGACTCCTGAAGCATGCCAACTATTCCAATATGGACGCCCAGATGAAAATCTTCTGGAGGAATCGCCTCAAGCCTATGATGAAATATATCGAGGCCGCGATCAATCTCCGGATGTCGGTTCTTTTCAATAACCCGATGCTCAGGTGGGAATTCAATACTAACTCGGTTGACGCCCTGCAGGATGACAAGGGCGAGGTGGCAACGAGGGCAACTACGATATTTACAGGCGGGATATCTCGCCTTGATGAAGCCCGAAAATCTGTCGGTTTGCCGCCAGAAGAAGACCCTGAACTCGGCGCTATGTATAATTGGCAGCTACCGAGGCCGGCCGGAATATTCGATTCATTCGATTCATTCGATTCATTCGGTTCAGATCCAAACCAATCTGAAGAGCAATACCCTGACCCAGAAGACGAAACTGTAGAGGGGTCGTCAACTAACCAGGCCCGCCCGCCCGGTACTGATTTGCGAACTCCCGTCAGAGCCGCAGATTATGGCGACCTCTCTCTTATAAATAACCCGCATTACCTGAAGTCGGCGGCAGTCATCAGGCGGAAGACGCCAACCTTTGCCAAGTTGATGAAAGGCTTTTTTATCGGCCAGCTTGATCGGGTGATCGAGAAATACAATGCCCTCACCAATGATGGCAAACTTCTTACTCCCCTGCATCGGTTCACAAAAGACATACCTGATAATGCCGAGGACTTGTTCAACCGGGCACTTGAGGCCGAACTTCTTCGGCAATATACCGATCCATATATCCGGGAGTTGGTCAGGCAGGAGGTCAAGCGGGCGGTGGCCAGCCTGGGTATTGAAGAGTCGTTTAATGTCACCAATCCCCGGGTGGTTAAATTCATCGAAAACGGCATCAATAAGATGGCGACCGATGTCACCGCATCGACGTGGAAAAAGGTTCAGGGTGTCTTGACCGAGGGCTACGGCTCTGGATCAACATCGGTGGAAATCAGAGACAGCCTTACAGAGCTATTTGAGAGCTGGTATAAACCGGCCAAGGGCCAGGTGGGCGTCGCCGATCGCTGTATGCGGATATCCCGGACCGAGATGGGTAAGTTTGTCCATGGCGGGCAATTCCAGGCATATCAGGAAGCTGTATCAGGTTATGGACTTAACCTGCAGAAGATATGGATTCACTCGCATAAGGCAGACGGACGGCCAGAGCATGCAATCCTTGACGGAATGGTGATTCCATTCAATGATAAATTTAACGTGGCCGGCTTTATGGCAGACTACCCGAATGACCCGAACCTGCCGGCCGATCAGGTAGTCAATTGTGGGTGTGATTACATAGTACAGGAGATCGAATAATGATGAAAACGATAACCGTAAACCTACACCGGGCGGAGAGGGGAGCTTATGGAGGATGCTATTTGACCTAATTCGGAAACACAACTCCCTGCCCGAAGATGTCATGAACCGCATCGGCGGACAATTCCAATTCGCCGCTGAGATGGATAAGGCCATTCTGAGCAAGGCATGGGAGGACGAAAACGGCCGCTTTATAGAAGGTTATGCCTCGACGAAAGTAATGGATTCCTATGACGATATTGTCGAGCCGACGGCATTTGAGTCAACCAGGGAAGAGTTTTTCAAGTACGGTGGGCCGTTGCTTTACGGCCACGGATCATACGATGGTCTGGCCGCTATCCCGGTGGGTAAGGTCTTACCCGATCACTTCACTATCGACAATATGGGGCTTCGTATTCGAGCGCAGATCGCCGAGACGTCACAAGGTAATGATGTCTGGCAGTTGATACAACTCGGTGTTCTCAAATCATTCTCAATCGGATTTATGATTAAGAAATACGAGATGGATCAGGAGACGGATATCCGGACCATCACCGATCTACGGCTCTACGAAATATCAGTTGTCACCATCCCGGCCAATCCCGAGACACTTTTCAGTGTAGTATCGGAAAAGGGGTTTGATCCGGAGTCAGTTGAATTCAAATCACTAATCAATAAAGAAGGCGACGAGAGGGGCGGTCCTCAAGCCAGTACTAACATTCGAAAGGAGAAAAGGTCAATGGGTACTGTAGAAAATACCGAATTGACGCGACTGGCGACCGAGGTTGCCGATCACAAATCCGCTCTGGATAATGTGAGTGGCCTGCCCGAGCGCGTCACTGAACTGCAACAGAAAATGACCGAGGGCATCAATGCCATCGGTGAGAAGATGAACCAGGAGGTCCAGGGTCTGGCGACCAAGGCCGAGGTCCAAGCCTTTACCGAAAAGGTCTCAACCGATCTCCAATCCACGGCCACCGAGCTTCAGAAGGGGCTTACTCAGCTTCAAAACGCCGTCGATGTTCAGCGGCGCAAGGCGGTTATCGGCGGAGGTATGCGGGAGTACCGCAAGCTACTGCCGGGCAACCGCGACCGAGAAGACCTGGATATCCTGCTTCACACGCCGGTCGATTACAACAAATCGGTCGACGGCGAACTCCTGAAGGCCATCCATGACCTGCACGATGCCAAGGTCTTTATGGACAAGTTCGGAAAGCACCGAAGCGAATTCAGTTCCGGCGCCAGCGTTATGAAGGAACGCGAGAAGATATCGGAATCGCTGAATGACCTGATCAAGCTCTACGATCCGAGTATCGATACCAAGGCATTCTCGACCGGCACGTCAAGCTATGGTTCCGATTGGGCTGTGGCTGTGCCGTCGCCGGAGATGTTCGATCTCTATGATCTGGAAATGGTTATCGAGCGCGAATTCCGGCACTTCAATCTGACCGGCAAGACGAACACCTATCCGCTGAAGACCGCCCGAGGCCACGCCTATACCGCCTCGACCGCGGCCTCGAATAACCCGGATCGGTACACCAAGACCAATATCACGACCTCAAGTATCACCTTCACGCCCAAGAAAATGTGCTACGCCATTGTCGCGGACGAGGAAGGTATTGAGGGCGACAGCATCGTGCAGGTGGTCCCGGTTCTTCGTGAGGACATGGCTTACGGTCTCGCCAACGGCATGGATGACGCCCTGCTCAACGGTGACAATTCAGCGACTCATATGGACACCGGACTGACTTCGGATACGACATACACCCGCGACGCCTTTAAGGGATTAAGGAAACTCGCTGTCGACGACTCCAAGACCTTTACTTGCGCCTCGACTACAACCGGCGTCGGTGATGCCACTACGGCATTTGCGGCTCTGGATGTCAGGTATCTCCGCGAACTGTGCGGCAAGCATGGCGTCAAGCCGAGCACCTTCCGGTACGCCGTGCCGATCAATGTCTTTTTCAAGATTCTCGGTATGGCTCAGTTTAACCAGCCCGGCACTTATGGCGCTGGCGCATCCTGGCTGACCGGTTATCTGAACAACGTCGACGGCTGCCCTCTGCTGATCTGCGAGAATATGCGCTCCGACCTGACCACTCTGGGTATCTATGACGGCTCGACCACTACCGACACCGGTCTTCTCGGCTTCGATAACCGCGGCTTCGTCATCGGTGACCGTCGGGAGCTTAC